TTTGCAACAGAATCAATGGATGACGGCAGGCTGATTGCACTGAACTTTGAAAAGCTTATTCTCGAGTCCGTTCTTCCTCAAATGGCTTCTGATGAAGAAATTGTTACATTTCTTAGCGTATTCATGACTAGTCACAGTAAAATGAGTTCTGTACCTAAAAAGGGTGAAATTATGAAAGCACTTCGCGATCAATTTGGCGCACTTATTGACATGAAACGTGCTGGGCAAATCGCAACAGAAGTGTATGGAGTATAACATGCAACCGTTTAAAATTAATCGCAACTCTTGGCATTATAAGATGAATTGTAAGATGACGCAGAATGGTGATAGTCGATACTACATGGAAGACAATTGGGAACCAAAGCATTCCAATTTCTGCGCGTATTGGAGAACTACCGTATTCAAACTCGTTTGGATTGGCATCATCACGTTTGGCATCGCATCCATTTTGTTTATGATCGGCGATGCATTTTATGCTCATACGATTGTTGCACTCAAAGTGACTGGCGCAATCATCGGAGTGATTGCCGCTTTTATTGCAATCTTGTTTGGTATCGCCGGCCTTTCAAAGGTGAATGAAAAAGTTGCGAAATCCAATTCGCTGTTCGTTCAGAAGTATCGTGCTCAAAAATCGAAAATTTGTCCTACTGTGGAGTTTGAATGATGGATATTCAAGAAGTAGCGGATAAACTCAACGGCGTGCAATACGCAGAAGAGGGTAAAATTCTAACTCTTGAATATTGCAAAGAACTTCGTAGAGAAGGTATTGTTGTTGTCCGTGGTTATTCTGATGATCTAGTTGAATTCGACGGTGCTATCAGCGATGAATTTGGCGCTGGCGAATATTATCTTAATTCAAAGGGCCTAATTCGTAGCGAATGCGAAGATGATCGTTGCCCCTACTTTGAAAAGATTTTGAAGGAAGCAACATACTACATTAAGACGCAATGGTGCGAAGTTGAAGACTATGCGTGGGCTTATGATACTAATATTCCGCACGCAGTGTTTGATGTTATGGAAGATGAAGATAAATATTGCCGTGGAATAGTTTTTAAATTAAAAGACTTGGAGAATTAATATGAAAGATAAAGCTATTTTAATTGGCGGCATTATTTTGGTTGTTTTTATGGCGNTAGTTTCTAGCATGGGAGTTATTAGCGTAATTAATTCTATTTCTTCTTCGCAGGAAGAAAGAAGATTGCAATATCTTCTGATAGAAGAATCTGACATCGAAATTCGCGAAGAGTATTATAGAGCTGTTTTAGATACACTTGCATATCTAAAAGATGACAGAACTGGTTTATGCTTTAGTTATCACTGGGGCGGTGGCACAGATGGCGGCCCAGCATTAAGCAGAATTGCTTGTGATTTAGAGCTCGAGTATTTCGTGGTAGATAACGAATAATAAATAAAAACAAAACGAGGAGGTTTTGTTTTGTTTTTCAAAAATGTTTTTCGTTATATTGAACGTGTTGGTATTGCTCTTTCTATTTTACTTAACGTTTTACTCGGAGGTTATAGCAATCAAACCTTCAGTGCAAGAAACTATGCTTGGAAAAAAGAAGGTAAGCCAAATCTTGTATGGCTTATAGACACGATATTTTGGTTCAATCCGTATCACTGCCTTGACTCTTGGGCATATTGGTACACACGTAAAAATATGGAGACACTTTATGATAACAATTTACGGTCATGAAAGATGCGGTTGGTGTAAAAAAGCAAGAGCTCTTGCTGAACAATATGCACTAAAATACGAATACCTAGATACTGACAACAAAGCGGTACTTGATAGTCTAAAAGAGCGACTGCCAGAAGCCAAAACTGTTCCGCAAATTTGGTGGGGCGACCGTCATATAGGCGGCTATGATATGCTCGCCAACGAAATACAAAATACCATCGGTGGGTATGGTGAACAACTGTTTTAAGTTGACACGGTTAAAAAAGTATGATAGATTTATATTATGAAGAAAAAAAGAAAATCACTTATCGAAGCTGAACGTGCGATGGAAAAACTGTTGCAACGCGTTGGATATACTGGAAGGTATAAAGGTGTCATTGTAAACGAAATACCCGATTACAGTGTAAAATCAAATTTGCCAAAAACTTCAGATACTATTCCAGGTAAAACACCAAAGAAAATTGATCAATTTTATACAGGCAATGAAATTGCAGGTATTGTTGTAATGCACAAATCAAATCTCGTGCCAATACGCAGAGATAACAAACAAGCAGCAATTGACGCTGCTCAAATGCGAAGGAATTGAAATAAATACCTCTATAGAAATGTAGAGGTATTTTATGATAATCGCAGGAATTGACTACAGTTTGACCAGCCCATCTATATGCGTTCACAAGGGTGATGCGTGGTCTGTAAACAATTGTACGTTTTACTACTTATCCCACAAAAAGCAATGGTTATCTGTCACTGGCCAGTTTATTGGCGAGATGTATGAGAAGTTTGATTCTGATACGCACAGATACGATAATCTTTCAAAGTGGTCATCAAAAATCATAACAAAAAATAACGTAGAAATGTGTTTCATCGAAGGCTATGCTTTTAACGCGGTCGGAAGAGTGTTTCAAATAGCAGAAAATACGGGTCTTCTTAAGTACAAACTTTGGAGAGAAAATACTCCGTTTCAAGTTTTTGCTCCATCAGAAATCAAAAAATTTGCTTCTGGAAAGGGCAATTCGAACAAAGAAAAAATGTATGAAGCGTTTCTTGCAGAAACAAGTGTTGACATTCGCAAAAAATTGGATATAATGAACGAAAAGGTATGGAATCCTATCTCTGATATTGTAGATGCCTACTACATCGCAAAGTTAGGGTTTACCAAAAAAACTAGTTGACATTTTCTACCAATGGGTATATACTGATATTATAGATAGAAGCGAAGGAGAATACGATGTACATCAAGCGCAAGAGCGTCATCACCGGTATCGAACGTACTCGCAGCATCCCTGTGAACCCTGACGACTATATCGCGTGGCAGTCTGGGCTCGGCAGCATTCAGGATCTTATGCCTTATCTGATCGACAATGATCGCGAATTCATTCTGTCCGGTATTACTCCTGAAGAATGGGACGGAGCGTTTGCAGAAAGTGAAGAGGACGCGTAACGATTGATAGTAATTTTTAATGGTCCTCCAGGTACAGGCAAGGATGAAGCTTGCCTGTACTTTAAAAAATTAGGCTACAAACATCTTTCATTTAAAGAAGAACTATTCAAAGAAACTGCNCAATTTTATGCTGTTTCATTAGATTGGTTTCTAGATGGATATGATGACAGAACTATTAAAGAAAGACCAGAATACCGTCTTGATGGATTTTCTCGTAGAAAAGCTCTAATTTATGTATCCGAAGAAATTATAAAACCAAGATACGGTAAAGAATACTTTGGATTAAAGTTAACAAAAAAAATTCAAAGCGGATATCACTATTGTGTTAGTGATGGCGGCTTCGAAGAGGAACTTACACCTGTTATAAATAAAATTGGAGCTGATAAAGTAATCTTGGTTCAGCTTACGCGCGATGGGTGTGATTTTTCCTCTGATTCTCGAAAATATTTTAACGGCAATCTAGTACAAGAGTTTGTGCTTAGAAAAGAGACAAATATCTCTAACTTCCACATACTTTCAAAAAAATTTGACATTCGCACCTATCGTGTCCACAATAATGGAACCATTCAAGAGTTCCATAGTGTTCTTTACTCAATACACGAAAAGGAAAGCNATGTCCAAAACAATAAAACAAAGAGCGACNCCGGCTAGGATTCTCTTAGAAAACCCTTATGACCTAGAAACATTTTTTGAATCATTAAATATTGCTAGTAACAATGAAAAAGAACTGCTATACATAGATAGATTCATAGCAGCTTTAAGATCAAACCCAACCGGTGACATCACCACAATAAACTACACGATACTGAAAGATCTCGGAATTATCAAACTTTGAAGGAGTGACTATATCATGGCAAAAGGCAAGGGCGGAAGCGGGAAAAATTACACCTCTAAAAAAGAGCGCCGAAGCTCTATGAAAACGGCATCTAACGATTCTGGCCAAAAAATGCTGAATAAGCAAAATGCTTGGCTGAAAGGACAAAATCCTTGGATCACCATTGAAAATCCTAGCAAGGAACAAACCAATAAGCGTTTCATTCGCGTCCGTATGAATGATACGAGCCTTGGTAATCCCAAAGAACGCACAAAGAAAATGTTTGTGATGAACTGACATGAACACAAAAACCGTTGATAAAGAACAAATTGTAAGCGCTTTGAAAATTGGCGCTTGTACTGTAACATTTGAAAAGAAGGATGGTGCACTTCGTAAAATGAAGTGCACTCTCAACTCGCAGCTTATTCCTACTCTTGAAATAACTGAAAGTAAGGAAAAGCGTTCGCGCGCAGAAAATCCTGATGTTTTGCCAGTCTATGATATTGAAGCTCAAGGTTGGCGTTCATTTCGCTGGGATTCACTTATCGAATTTGAAGGTAAAGCATGAGCTGTGTGTATAAAGGTTCCGTGATAGATACAAATCTATCACGGAACGCAAAAGGTGGTACAGAAATGATGAGACAGCGGCTGCTTGACAATGTCAAAGTTGATTTGTTGTCTCAAGTGGCAATTCATCTCTCAAGACCGAGAGAAATTTATAGCGATGTACCTAATATTTTCTGGTGTCACGACTTGATGGAAGATTCAGAAAACAAGGTTTTGGAAAATCAAGGTTGGCAAAAGTTTGATTATTTTGTTTTTGTTTCATACTGGCAAAGAGATCAATACATTGATCGGTTTAGCATTCCTTACTCTAAGTGTTCTGTTATTCAAAACTCGATTGAAACTGAGCACGATTCAGAGAGCCTAAAAACTTTGAAGACTGGTGATCTAATACGATTTATCTATCACACTACTCCGCATAGAGGTCTCGAGTTGGTTTATCCAATTTTTGATGCTCTTTCGAAGGAGTTTGATAACATTCACCTTGACGTATATTCATCTTTTAGAATATATGGCTGGGAAAATCGCGACAAACCATTTCAAAATCTGTTTGACAAAATTAAACAGCATCCTAAGATGACCTATCATGGTACTCAAAGAAATGACGTTGTGATAGAAGCACTAAAAAAGTCTCATGTATTTTTGTTTCCTTCTATATGGAAAGAAACATCATGCATTGCTATGATTGAAGCAATTCGCTGTGGATGTGTGGTTATTCATCCGAGTTATGGTGCTCTTACCGAAACATCTTCTGGAGCAACCATGATGTATGACTATACGGAAAATGCTGCCGATCACGCAAATCGTTGCTATCAAGCCGCACGAAACCTATTGCTTCTGCAAAGACAGTATTCGAATATTTTTGATCATATACTCGATCCAGTAAAATGCGAGTTGCCTTATCATAGCATTGATACGTTTGCTAAGTCTTGGAATGACTTGCTTGAAAAACTGGTTGACAAATCAAAATAAGTGGTTTAAGATATAAATCATGAAACATAATTTAGGAAAAAACAATGCCGATTTTGATTGACTTTAACCAGGTGATTCTTGCATCACTATTTTCTAGCATCGGAAATCATCATAACATAGATGTAGATGAAAATCTTATTCGTCACATGTTCTTGAATTCCTTGCGTGCCAACAGAAAAAAGTTCACTGATGAGTTTGGTGAGCTTGTAATCTGCGCTGACGGCAAAAATTCTTGGCGCCGAAAAATCTTTCCATACTATAAAGCAGGCCGTCGTAAGTCTCGTGAAGAGTCTGAACTTGATTGGAACGAATTGTTTCGTATCATCAATATGATCCGCTCAGAGCTAATTGAGCACTTTCCCTACAAAGTAATTCATATTGATCACTGTGAAGCAGACGACATTATTGGCGTAGTGGCTCAAGAGTATGGTACAATCCTGAATACAGGCGCAGAAAAAATTCTGATCTTGTCTGGTGACAAAGACTATATTCAGCTTCATCGCTTTGCAAATATCAAGCAATATGATCCAGTTCGTAAAAAGTGGATTCAAAATTCCGATCCAGATAAATATCTTATGGAGCATATTCTAAAAGGAGATGGCAGCGACGGAGTTCCAAACGTGCTTTCTGCAGATAATTCAATTGCTGTAGGAGAGCGTCAAAAAGCGATGACAGCTAAAAGAATGGCCGAACTTATGAAAGGTCCTTCAAATATGGATTCGCTAACGGTATCTCGTTATCATCGCAACAAAATGATGATTGATCTTTCAGAAGTTCCTCAAAAATACAAAGACCAAATTTTGGAAGATTATTCCAAAGACAAAAATATCGGTCGTTCGCAGCTTTTCAACTTTTTTGTCGAAAAGCGTCTCAAAAACCTTCTTACAGATTTGCAGGATTTCTAATGCGTTTATCAATATCAGAAATTATTAATAAAGCCACTGAGCTTAAGACAAACGAAGAAAAAATTGCGTGGTTGAAAGCAAATAGTAACCCAGCGCTAAGAACCGTGCTAAAATATACTTACGATAAAGAAAATGTGAAGTTTCTCATTCCAGACACTCCTCCACCTTGGAAGAAAAACAGCTACGTTGGTGTTGAAGGCATGCTTTACAATGAAGCTCGCAGACTGCGTATTTTTGTTCAAGGAGGCGGATATGACAACCTTGATAAAGTCAAAAGAGAAAACCTCTTTATCAGTCTGCTTGAAGATGTTGATAACGGCGATGCTGAACTTTTGTGCAAAATGATCGCGCAAAAACCAATCAAAGGTCTTCCAAAATCTGTTGTGGTTTCAGCATTTTCTGAAGATTTTCCGCAAGTAACAGTTGACAAATCCACTAAAGAATGATACATTTTTAATATAGCTAATAGAGGAATCAGAAAGTACCATGGCCAAATCCTTCAAGAAATTCCGTGAAGAATGGGATGACGATTGGAGCGACGATGATAATGATCGTCAAGGTAAAGACAAAAAGCTGCGAGATCGTCGTGATGAACGTAAAAAGAAAACGATTGAGCGCTTTTCCCAATTTAGCGAGCGTGATGACGAATAATTAAGGGATCATATAATGATTAGGCTCTACATAGACCTAGATGGCGTAATGGCCGATTTTGACAAGTACTTCATCGATACATTTGGGATTGAAAGCGGTAAGCTTGATGATCCTACTCTGTGGAAATGGATTAATGGGCATGGTAATTTCTTTTTGAATTTACCGCTTATGCCAGGCGCACTTGAATTCTTTCGTAGTGTTGAACATCTCAACCCGACAATTTTGACTGCTTGCCCAAAAACAAACTACACAACGGCAGCTGTTCAAAAGCGCCAATGGGTCTACAAACATCTCTCAACTGAGATCACAGTAATTCCCATGATGGGCGGAAAGAATAAGTGTCTTTTCATGCATTCACCCGGAGACGTTTTGATTGACGACTTTGATAAGAACTGCATTCCTTGGCGCGAACACGGTGGTATCGCAATTCACCACAAAAACTTTGAAAGCACCTTTCAAGAGCTTAATAAGGCATATTCCTTTGCTCTTGAGACTGGTAAAATGGTAGCAGAAAGGTAAACTATGCTAGCTTATGATAATGTGATTGTGGCAGATTATGACGGTGTGTGCGCCTATTGGGAGCATGGATTCCATATGTGGATGGTTTCAAAAGGATACACCANCACGACAAATGGTTTCTACAATATTGAAGACAAGTACGGTATCAGTAAAGAAGAAGGAGATCAANTAGCTGACGCCTTTAATGAAAGCGCTGCTCTGCGTCGTCTTCCGCCAGTAAAAGACGCTATCAAGTACATTCGTAAACTTCACGAAGAGCACGGGTACGTTTTCCATTGTATTACTGCAATTCCAAATACGAGAGACATGTACGAAGCTCGTATGGAGAATATCGAAAATCTCTTCGGCAAGACTGCCTTTGAACGTTTGACGTTGTGCGGGCATTCTGCTAACAAAAAGGAATTGCTGAAAGAATACGAAGGTACAGGTTGTTATTGGATTGAAGATCTAACAAAAAATCTTCAATATGGAGTAGATCTTGGGATGCGCGGTATTCTTATAGACCATCATTACAACCGCAATGATCGGCCTGCTTTTCCGCATAAAAGAGTCCAAACTTGGAAAGAAATTTATGAAGAAATAGTGGGAGTCTAGATCTTAGAAGGTATAAATATACTTGTAGATCAAGAACACTTATGATATTTTGAACAGGGCGATCTACACGATCGCCCTTTATTTTTAGGAGACTGAATGCCTATCTACTCAATGAGAAATAACGAAACTCTAGAAGAGTTCGAAATCAATATCAAATATTCTGAATTGGAAGAATATTTGAACACAAATTCTAATGTACAACAAATTTTTACAAGATTTCCGGGGACTGGTGATCCGGTGCGTCTCGGTTTGAGAAAACCCGACGATAACTTTCGCGATGTTCTAAGGAATGTGCAACACCATCATAAAAAAGATAGCATAAACACATGGTGACACATTTCCAATAATCTCTTTAGCAAAATACAGGAGTTTACATGTCAACTAGAAAACGTCTGACAAAAACCAAAAGAAACCAAATCGAGAGAGAAACGGATTATATGTTGGATACTAAATTCGGAATGAAACGAATTGAACCAATCACAAAAAATCAAGAACAGCTATTTAATTCTTATAAAGATGGTAAAAATATTTTAGCAGTAGGATCAGCTGGTACAGGAAAAACATATATCTCACTCTATTTAGCTCTTAAAGACGTTATGGCTAGAAACCAATATAAGGAGGTTATAATCATTAGATCATCGGTCCAATCTCGCGAGCAAGGACATATGCCCGGCAGTGCAATTGAAAAAATGTCGCATTTTGAAGCACCATATATTGATATTGTAAATGATCTTTTCGAACGTGGTGACGCGTACGGCATTATGAAACAAAAGAATATGATACGTTTTATGAGTACGTCTTTTATTCGTGGTCTTACTTTCGACGACGCACTAATTTTAGTAGACGAGTGCCAAAATATGAGATGGGATGAACTTAGAACAATTATGACTCGCGTAGGAGATAACTCTAAAATAGTCTTCTGCGGCGATACGAAGCAAGATGACCTAGAGTGTTCAAAAAATAGACTTGACGTTTCTGGGTTAAGACATTTTAAGAAAGTTATTGATCGCATGAGCAGCAATTGTTTTGCAACGATAGAGTTCACTGTAGAAGATATTGTTCGCAGTGGTCTCGTTAAAGAGTTCATTATTGCTGAAGAGCAACTTGAGTTAGCATAAGGAAAATTTAGATGCCAGCTGTAGCCGTTTGCGGTGTTGACATAATTTCTACTGGTCATGCGTGCGATGCCACAGCTGGCATTCTAGGTGCTTTGCAATCAAAGGTATCAATTGGAGGAAACCCTGTGGCAGTGCAGGGTGACGCTATAGCGCCCCATACAATTTTAGTTGGAGATGAATGCGTCTTGCATTCCGCTGTTATAAACGCAGGAAGTTCAAAAGTTTCAATAGGCGGAATTCCTATAGCTCGTTTGGGCGATTCTGCAGATGCAGGATCTATTATAACAGGTTCCGGCAAGGTTTCTGCAGGATGAAAACACTAAAAGAATTTATGGCTAAACGTAAGTACGTTTCTGTGCAATATGATAACGAATCTCAGAAAAAGCTTAGAGAATGGGCAACAAAAAACGGTTTTGACCTATCTGTTAATTACAGTGGCGAAAAGCAAAATCCAGAAAATTTTGACTTTCATACGACTATAATTTATAGCTCTAATGAAGTCAATATGCGAAATCAAGAAATAAAACAATCGCCAACAGAGGTAATTATAACTGGGATAAAATTTCTCGGCGAAGATGAAGATATTCCGGTGTTGACAATTTCAGTTTCTGGTGGTATAAAGGATATAAGACAGCGTTATGAAGATCTTGGGCTTGAAGATCAATGGCCTTCATACCTGCCGCATATTTCACTTTCGTATTCAAAAAAGAAAGTTGATACGAAAGGTATGAAACTTCCAGATTTTCGGCCAAAATATGATAAGATTATGATTGAAGATATAAAGGAATAATGATGTTTGAACATATGACTGGGCTTAATCTCCCAGAGTTGAGTGCAGAAATGACTGATCTTGGAAGATTTTATACTACACCAGAAGGAAAGGCGTATCCTTCGGTAACAACAGTTCTCAGCGCAGCTTCGGATAACTCTTGGAAAGACGCATGGATTGCAAGAGTAGGAAAAGAAGAAGCGGAAAGAATTTCTCGTAAAGCAACTACGAGAGGTACTGCAGTTCACGAAATAGTAGAACAGTATTTAAGAAATAATCCATCGTATACTCGAGGGCATATGCCCACAAACATAGCTAATTTTACATACATAAAACCGTTTTTAGACAAACACGTGGGTACTATTGCAGGTTTAGAGCTACCGTTGTATTCAGACACTTTGCGCATTGCCGGCAGGGTTGACTGCATCGCAAAATGGGATGGTGTTTGGTCCATCATAGACTTCAAAACCAGCAAAAAAGAAAAATCACGAGATGATATCAAAAATTACTTTTTGCAATGCGCAGCATATTCACATATGTTTTATGAAAGAACTAATATGTTTGCTAGTAAAATTGTCATAGTTATGACTGTAGATGACGGCCAATCGCTTATTTTCGAAGAGAAAGCGTCAAACTATATAAAAGAATTTGTAGATATCAGAAATTCAATTTCTATTTAATTTACAATTATCAAAGTGCCATCTAATCATAGTGCCCCCACCACCAATTTTACCACAGTGTGGGCACTGTGTCTTTTCTTTTGATATACCTTTAAAACGTTTGCTTAATAACTCTTTCAGCTCTGGTCTTTCTTCGTATCTCTGTTTAGTTAATAAACTTCTTTTTACTCTAAATTCTTCAGAGTTCATTGCTGCTTTTGTCGCTTCTCTTGTTTTTATTCTGTTTTCTTCTATTTTATATCTTTTTCTAGATGCTGCGGCGATTATTTTCTTAGTTTCTTCTGTGTGTTTACTATGTGCGGAATTTAGTTTACTTTTGCGCATCAAAATTCTATTTTCTTGAGATTCAAATCTTCTTTTGCCTGCCATACT